ACTAGCGTGTATACCATTTCACCACCTGGGCTTAGTAGCGGAGGAGGGATTCGAACCCCCGACCTTTGGGTTATGAGCCCAACGAGCTACCAACTGCTCTACCCCGCAATATAATTTTTAAATTCTTCCCTTTCTCCAATATTCGGGAATAATTTCTTCCTTTTTAATCTTTTTATTTTCTTTTTCGTTTGTTATCCACATTGTTCCAAATTGTGAATTTTTTTCACCTTCGTGTTTGCCTTTAGCTGAATTCTTTATTTTTAATCTTGTTTCTGATGAATGATTCTTATTTTTAAAATTATCGTATCTAAATTTTCCCTCCTTATGTGCTTTGGTCATGTTATCAAACCCCTGTTTAGATACCCTATTTAAAAGATCAATATCTTCTAATAATCTCTTAGCAAATGCCTTACCACCAGCTATTGATCTTGCTTTTTGGTTCTCTACCGAAATATATCCTCCTTCTCCACCTTTCATTATATTTATACACATTGGGTCGTTTAGCAATTCCTCTGTTACTAATTCAATTTCCCTTTGTCTTAATAATTCTCTACTTTCAAAGAACTCAATAATATCTTTTCTGTGTGCATCTTTACCGTGCTTCTTAACAGAATTTTTAATTCTTTTTCCACCCCCCATATATCCATCTTCTAGATTATCTGTGGAGTGCATGCCTATGTAGTACCTCTCATTCTTAAGACATGTTATCTTATAGATATAATGATACTTTTTTTCTTTTCTTGCCATCTTGTACGTTACTTAGACTATATATCCAAGCAACAGTACGAAACGGGGGTGGCGGTCCTAGCGGGACTCGAACCCGCGATCTCCGCCGTGACAGGGCGGCGTCCACTCCAACTGGACTGTAGGACCTTAATTTTTTGTACTGCCACGGAGAATCGAACTCCGATTTTATGGATGAAAACCATAGGTCCTAACCGTTAGACGATGGCAGCGTAATTTCAAAGAGCGTATAAAACAAAAAAACCTCTGAGGTTATCAGAGGTTTAAATTATATCGTTATATAAATTTATTTCCTCTGACACTTAATTGTATCCTCTAGAAGGTCATCTTCTTTACGAAGTTGAAAATCTATTGCGATATTTAAAAAGTGTTTCATTGAAAGTTTCGTTCCTTTTTTATTATATACCTCAAAAGTACATAAAAGTTTCTTATTAAAAAAACGATTTCTGATATTTTTTGAATTTTATTACATGCTCCAAGCTGGATTAGCTACAATTAGCATATCTCCTTCTACTCTTGGTATTTGTTTAGTTGAATAAGCATCATCATATTGAATTTGCTCTGGATAAAATTTTTGTCCCTGGAACATGATATAGTTTTCTTCGTCCTTACCCCTGTGGCTCCATCCTTGACCTCTAAGAGAATCGTGAGCAGCATCGTCAACTGTGGGTTTTCCGAAAAGTGAATCCCAAAATCCTTCGTTAATTTTGGAATTGTTATCTTGATATTTTTTAAGGTGTTTCATTTCTTTTTTTTATTTAATCTATATATCTAATTATTCAATTAGAATCCATTAGTAGCTGTGTTATAGAAAACCAATCCAGTTACATTGGTAGTTTTTGTAATAGTAGGCGTTGAGTAATTAAAGGTCATTACGTCACCTCCACCCGCTTCGCCAAATTGTATTCGGACTGGATAGTAAGTTCCCGCGGTTAGAGCTGCAGTTCCCGATCTCTCAGTTGTTCCATGAGCTCCACCGTTATTAACCGTTGCGTTTCCTGTAGTAAAGCCAGTTTGCGCATTTGCTCCTATCCACATATAAGAAGCGTCGTCACTTGAAGTGTAGAAAGTATAAGTTTCCGTTGTTGTAGGTTTAAAATAACCTAGCCATTGACAGCTAAAATTAGATCCATCATCAGTACCAGGTTCAAATATGGAAGTTGTTTGAACTGATGTTGCAGGATTTGCACCAAATGTAGTGGGTGTTGCAGTTGCAAAGAAACTAACAACATCGGCAAAATAACCTGAGTATGTTGTTTTATATAAACCTGCAACATATGGATTAACCCAATTAGTCCAATAGTTATTCGATGTTAACCAATCATTAGCTGCTGAAGCAGATGCTTGTGTAGTACCGCTTATTGTTTGTACTGTAATTCGAAAAGCTTCATCTGTATTAGTACATCTCCAAAATTGTACACCACCTACATTACCTACTGGAGTTGGAAAATTTGCGGTGGGTACATCTTTAGCAACAATATATGAGCTATCCTCGTCTGGACCCATCCACCAAGTTAATCCCCCTGGTTTTGCACCATAGTTTAAAGCAGATACACCTACACATAATGTACCTACGTTTGTAGTACCAGAAATTGTTGATGATGTTGGATTATAAGCGAATGCTCTTGTTGTTGCCATATGTGCTATATATCAACAAAAAAGTACAAGAGATTGGACTTGCACCAATATGAACTTTCATTCTCGGGTAGATTACCCTAGCGTCTATCTATCGGATCATTGCAATGATCGCACTTCCGCCACTCTTATATATGTACCCGGGACGGGAATCGAACCCGTACAACCAAATGGTTACAGCATTTTAAGTGCTGCGTGACTACCAATTCCACCACCCGGGCGAATGTGTAATTTTAGTGGTCCCTCACGGGCTCGAACCGTGGACCTACTGATTATGAGTCAGTTGCTCTAACCTACTGAGCTAAAGGACCTAAGTAGAGACTATGGGAGTCGAACCCATGACCGCATGCGTATAAGGCATGTGCTCTAACCAATTGAGCTAAGCCTCTTGGGGCTGTCGGGATACCAGGACTCGAACCTGGGGCCTCCTGGTCCCAAACCAGGCGATCTACCAACTGATCTACATCCCGAAATTGTATGTCTTTAAATATCCCCAGAACATACAAACTGTGCTAACCCACGATTTAGAGAATAAGTGTGCATATCATTAAAGAATACCGAAATATTCTAACTGTCTACGCTGTAGAGGCATATTCTATCTTCGATCCATACCCAGCGCTAGGCAGAGGGCTTTGTGTGATCCGGGCAGGATTCGAACCTGCGACCTTCGCCTTAGAAGGGCGTTGCTCTATCCAGCTGAGCTACCGGACCAAATGTGGCGGAGGATGTAGGACTCGAACCTACACATCGCTTACACGATGAACAGTTTTCAAGACTGCGCCAGTACCAATTATGGTTTAATCCTCCTTATAATGATATTCCTAGATTTATTAAATCATTTTTATATAAAACTTTTAAATTATCTACCGACTTCCATTTTTCTACATCAATTTCAGTTTTAAATCCTTTAGTCTCTACATAAATTCCTAAGTCAACTATAAAAAAATCGGGATAATATTTCCTTTCTTTATTTTTCCATAAATAGATAAAATATTTTTTGTTTATTCTCCAATTAATATTTTCTTTATCCAGCCACTCGGCATAAGCAAATTCATAAGAAGATCTTAAATATACCCATCCAGCTATATTACTGTAGTACCATCCTTTTATTCCTCTTCCAGATCCTATTCTTAATCCTCCAGATTTAGGATTTTTTTTCATAGATTCAGATATTTTAATTTTTCTGTTTTTCTCTTTTATTGGATCTGAAGCTATTCCTTTAGATTTTCCAATTAAAGAACAACTTATTTTATTTCTTGTTTCCTCTTTAGTCTCTAATCCTTTATTCCATGGTATTCTTCCTTTTTTAGCTCCTGCTAATTTAGAAACCGGTCTTTTTATTTTTTCTGGATTATTATTACAATATGGCGAATGCGTACTTAAACCACCTTTGTTTTTAAATTCTCTTTCGCAAAAATTACATTTTTCCATATAGAAATTTATTTTATATATCTAGAATCAAGTCTAGATCAATTAACCAACATGTCAAAGAACATAAAAAAAACCGAGACTTTTGAAGGTCCCGGTTTAGTTAATGATTATTTTTTATTAACACAGGACCTTTAGGATCGTCTTATCGACGGTCTTAATATTGAAGGTGATATGTTAAATATTGTTTTCATTTGAACTTTATATATCGTATTTGTTGTTTTGTTTCACAAATATAGATATTTTATCTTGTATAAAAAAATGATTTTCTGAAATCTTGAAGATTTATTTTTTTAGACTTACCTAAGTAAGAAGCGATATCTTCTGCAGTCTCTTCATCTTCGAGATCACATAGTATGTAGAAATCTGCATCATCTCTAAAATCTATTTTAGATTCTGTATAGAAAAATACATCATCAGATTCTTCTCCTTGATTTGGATCTGAAAAATCTGATTCTAAATATTCGCAGATCTCTTCTTCCTCAAATTTAAATTCTTCGTATCCTGTATAGACTTTAATTGACATAATTAGATTTCTTCTACTAATACTTTTTTAAGTTCGTATGCGCCGTCCTGTCCAGGTACTTCATCATAATATCCAACGATTGAATATCTTCTTCCATCAGAGCTTGAATCTTCTATCATCTCGATATTGCTTACCATTGAACTTCCAACGTATTCTGGTTCAGAAGCGCCAGCAATTTCTATTGTTGTATCTTCCCCGTCTGCATTTTGGAAGTTAACAATGTAATTACCTTCGCTATTTCCGTCGGTAGGTCTAAAATCTGTAGTTTCTGCTTCAAAATGAACATCACTCATAGTGTCTTCCATAGGCATAGCCTCAGTGGAATATTGTTCGTAAATTCTTAGATATTTCATCTTTTTTTTTATTTTATATATCCTTATTATTTACCTTGACCAACGTAAGCTTTCTTGTAGTTCTTAGAATTCTTACTTACACTACTTTTACACTTGGAATGAATTCCTGGTCTTTTTTTCTTAGAGCTGCGCTTGTGGTTCTTGCTAGAATCTGTAGTTTTAGGTTTAGCCATTTTTTATTTTTATTTGAGCTTAGCTGGGGTATCTTTTTTAGAGATGAATCCTCCTTTGTTAAACATATTTTGGTTTACAGGGAATCTTTTTGAGTTTTGATTTAGGTTCTGTAGGGTGATAATAGTATCAGATACTTCATAAACTTCACAAGGAGCTCCCATATAAACTAATTTGTCCCCTACGGATAAATTAGAAAATGGAAATTCTTCTCCGTATCCTTTTAGTATATTAGAACCAGTATCATAAACATTATAACTGTGATTCTCGAATGTCTTTAAATTTTTCATATAACTATATTTATCCAACATCTTACTAGAAATCCACAAAAAAATCCCTAGCAATGCTAGGGATTCAAAATAATGGTTTTATTTAGGCTTCTACCGAATCCCAAATGTCTATAATTGCTTTAGCAAATATTGGTTCTTTACCTGTCCATCCTGCTAATATTCCTCCTCTATAAAGAGCTTCTGGAAGCACGGTGTTATTGTAGCCACCCACCTGTACAGTAAATAAATTAACTTTAGGATTAACCTTTTCCCTGTATTCCTGAGCCATAGCAAGTACGTCTACGTGTGTTCCTCCTTCTTTCGGGTGGATAAATTTACTTGATCCTACTGTTTCTCTGTGTCCATAAAGACCTCCGTGCCCTGCCTGCATATCTGAATAGATAAAGATGTTGTCGTAATGAACTTTATTTTTAATAGCTTCATCAAAGAATACCCAAATACCATTTTCTGTACCACCTCCTTGAGCTTTACCTCTTTTAGATGTTTCCTCCAATTGATTAAGAAGACCGTTTCTTTTAGATACTCCTTTTAATGAAAGGTTATCTCCAAATACACCAACCTCTCCAGAATCGGATTGTAGTGAGGTAATTAAAGAAGACAGGTTAGCAATTTCTGCCACGGTAACTGTTCCATATTCGCTATTGAAAGCTCCCCATGCAGATCCAGAGTTATCTGAAAGACAAACAGTTTTACCTTTTAACTTAGGCATATTCTCAACAGAGATATCTAAACATTCTTCAAGAGTATCTAAAACAAGTTGTTTGTGGTGGATCTGAGAATCTGTTACTGCTCTATAAGCAGACCAATATCTAAAAGGAAATTGCTTTCCCTTAACAACACCTGCTTTTAATTGTGTTAAAATCCTAGCAGTAATTGTAGGATCTTCAACCTCAGTAAAAATACCTCTAAGGTTTCTCAAAAGAGCCATGTGAGGAATTAAGATAGTATTTGTGATCTCTTCCCAAGATTTCTTTTCAGATCTTAAATTCTCCCAAGTTTTTTCCCGTTCTGTTATTTTTAATGTACCAGTTGACATTAGTTCGTTAATGTCATCGCTTTTACCGTGAGAAATACGAACAAGATCTATTAATCTTTTACCCTTGTACTTGTTTAATTGGTATCTAGAGAATTCAGAAAGTCTTTCTGCCCAAGTTCTTTTTACTAGTGATGAAAGCCCTTTTTTGCTCCCATTCTTATACATGTAGTATTCAAACTGATTTGTTAAATCATCTGGACGTAGAGCAATTGACTTGCCTATCATTTTCATATATCCCGGATTTTCCTCGTTAAACTTCTGACGTCCTTCGTGCATACTCGCTTTCATGAATATTACAGCAGGATTTAAACGCATATAGTACTCGTTACGAAGTTCTAATGCTAAATCCAAGGTTGATTTAAAGTCGAAGTCCAATGATGCTTGTATGGCTTCCTCAAATATATCTACAACGCTCATATCGTCTTTTAAAGCTCCGGATTCGGATTTGAACATAGGAGCTAATATAGAATAGTCAAGAATAGTTCTAAGATTCTTAGGAGCACCTAACCCGTCTCTATAGTATTGTGGTTCACCAAAGATCGAAGACGCAGCAACAATCTTTAAAGTGTTTAGAGGCGATAAAACATAAGATGTTCCTCCCATGAAGTTCTCCACTCCTAGTGCTCCGTAAGTGGAGTTTTGTAAAATTTGCATTGCTGTTTTTTTGTCAGCAAATTCGCTTAGTCTTGACATATATTTTATTTTTAATTTTTACGCAATAAAAAAGGGGTTTAAACCGTAGTTCAAACCCCTTAAAGTTATATCCTGAGTATTTTGACAAAGAGCGTTGTTTCGTGTAATTGTAGTGAAGTAACTCTTTATCCCGCTTCAGAATAATAATTTAAAAACCGAGAATAATAAACAAGGATGTTTTCTTTTCCTTAATGATGTAATCCTTGTTCCCGCGTCGGAGTTTATTTTATTAATAATACTTTCTTGAGAAATCTTTAAAAGGTGGTTCCTCCTTATGGGAGGTAATCATTCTCGCATTTCTAGTCAGTGAATAAAACCGAGCTACTGTAATTCTTCTTTTAAATTCTTACGAAAATAAAAGCGCCTCATCTATAGCAGTACTGAGACCTGGTGTGGATTAGAACCGGAGATCTAATCATTCTGCGTTTATATTTGGAGTAACCATTTAAACCGCTTCAAGAAAATAAGTATGTGAAAGAACGTTTTTTTAATAATACCTGCAAATATACTAAAAGTTTCAAATAGGATTGTGCTCCTGTAAGAAATTTTTTATTTGCTCCTCGTTTTTTACTCCCGAGAATCTTGCAACTTCTTCTCCGTCTCTAGTTAAAACACAAGTTGGTATGTTTCTAATATTAAATCTTTTTGTGGTTTCTTCTGCTGTACCAACCTCGGCTTTTATAAAATTATAACTCTCTGCAAGTTCAGTAGAAATTTTCTCAATAGTTGGCTTTAGCATCTTGCAAGGTCCGCACCATTCAGCTGAAAACCATACAAGGGTTGTTTTTTTGCTACTTATTGCTTCGTTTAATTTTTCATCGCTGATAGAATCCATTGGTCTTTGATTATTTGATATGGTATATAACCATTTAAAGGATCAGTAAAGATGTGTTTTGTAGAATTATTCCACATCACTAGATACCGGACCTTCCTCAATATCAGCTTGAGGAGCTTGTAAGATCTCTTCAGGCTGCGCTTCATTCGCCTTTTCATCTTTAATATCAGATAATCCTGGACCTTCTAAAATTTCAGCTGCTGAATTCACGTTTAGTTTTTTAGTAAATTCTGAACCGATTAAAAGCTGTCCTTCGCCTTCTCTAATTTCTGGAGTTTCTGTTGATTGGGTTTGCATTAATTCTTGTTGCTTTGCAATCAACTCCATCAGGTGTTTCATTTTAGTTTTTGATATTCCCTGAGGCTTCGGAGTATATTTAACCGGTTTACCTTTTTTCTTTCTTACTCTACTTTTAGGCATATAAATTCTTTTATTATCATACCTAAAGGGGGATGCATAGTTTCGGAATAACCCGTTTATTCTTGGATTTTCTTAGACAATCTCTAGATTTTTCCAGTCATCTAGCCAATCGCCTTCAAAAGATTCTAGAACTTCGGATTTTAATTGTATGTCTTTATCCTGGTTTTTAAAATGTACCTGTCCTTCCTCGAAAATATCATTAACTAGAACTGTCGGTACATTTAAAATATATGCTAGTCTTTCAGCAATTCCAACAAGATCACAAGGTTTTTCTCCTTCCGTTCTTACAAATATCCCAGATGGATTGTGTCGATAAAATCCGGAAGTTAGTATATCTTCAACATAAATACGATTCTCTGTCTTATAAAGATCCATCTCAGGATTTTCTGCCTTGACTAATATAGTGTTATTTAGATACCACCAATTATTAGTTGATTCCTCGCATATCCAAACTGGTATTACTTGAGACATCTTTTGTAGAAAAGATGATTGTAGATTATTGGAGTGATAAAAAGATTCTATAAAGTTACCTCTATCTACACTTGCCATTTTGAATTTACCTTCATAAATAGCACAAGGTTCTCCTGTTCCGTCTAACATAAAACCGTCTACGTCCCACAAACAAAAATTTCCAGGAAGACATCTTCTATGTGCTTCTGAAAAAACGTTTGATACTCCCCAATTTCTTTTTCTTACCATCTTGAATTACAATAACCTTTGTTTTTTATAGATTAAACTAAGGTTTTGTTTCGTAAATTTAATAATTATTAGGTAGAATACCAGCTTCGTATTGAGATTTTCCGTTCTTAAGAAGGAATTCTAGCTGTGTCCATTGCTTGGTAGTAAGCGACTTCTTATTCTTAACTTGATTCCAAAGACTTAAAAAGAATTTATTGTATCTGTACTTATCATGAAGCCAATCCCATAATTTCTGATAGTATTGAATTTCAGCATCAGTAAATTCCTTTCTTCCCCCTTGTATAAAATTTTCGAATAATTGGATATGATTCATAGATTATATATTCTTTTATATTAATC